ACCGTATCTAACGCCAGCCGCCACTGTCCCAGAGGCTGTTAAGGAACCGTTTCCCCACATGCCCATTGTTCGCCGCCTTCCAGACTTGGAGCACCCTAAAATTAGGGCTTTGGCCGCTCCCCGCACCCGACGTACGGACGGCCAGCTCGTTAACGACAAACAGTTCAACAAGAACAACGCCAAACTTATCGACATCCAGGAGCCGTTATCCGCCTCAACACCGGTAAATCGGCCCACTTTCCAACTTAGAGCCCCTCGCAAGGCCCGCGCGTATTTCCCGGAACCTCCTCTAAATGATTCCGATCTTGAGGACTTCACGCTGCGCTTACAACGCCTTCGCGGTGATGATCCTCCTTTCGCAACGGAACCCATGTCCATCCCGTCACGCTCGTTGGATGCTCCTCCAGTCTTCACTGAGGAGCTCACTCCCAACTTGCCGTCAGTCCGGCCAAAAACAGCCAAACCGACTTACACTAAATTCGCCGCAGAGAGCCTCCCAGAAAGATCTAACTTTACTGGAACCGAGCCGCCCACGGCGCCCCCGCATTCCCGCGGAGCTATCCAGCGCTTCCCTAAAGCTAGCAATCCAGACGATACTAGCTATGGAGTTACCGACATCTCCACTGATTTTGACACCGACACAGAGAGTTCTCTTGCCTCAACCCCCGGAAACCCTTTTCCTCGGCGCCACAACAAGGGATCTTCGTTCTCATCGGTTCATACGTCTCAGCTCCAAAGTGTTCGCCCATCTCAGGCCAGTCTCACTCAAGAGCACTCCGTAGAGTCCGAACAAACATCGCTTTCCGTCCCCACGGATTCTATGCCAGAGTCTTCTCAACCACAGTGGGGCGGCGCCTCCATCGCTTCATCAGCGTTGGACCCGCACGACCCCCTCCCGATGCCCATAGAGCCCAAATCTGACGTCGTTCCCCTTTCTACAGTAGGATCCGGTGTTTCAGCAGCCCTTAAATTCGCCACCGAAGCCACCAGAGCTTACAATAGCACGACGCCCATCAAACACAATGTGACCTCCGGGAATGTTACCTCAAACGTGACCCATCCCGCTACAGCCGTCACTGTCAAGCCTCACAAAGACAAGCGCCTCGTTCGCCCGCACAATCGCCGAGCCCGCATGAGCGGTCCTACCCGCCCGACCTTATTTGACAGCCACGGCTTTCCGATTTTGCCTTATGGCGAGACCACCGTTCCCCTTCCTCCTGAGACCCCCGTTTCTGGAGTCAAGAGCTGGATTTCTAGGCAAGCCATTAAAATAGCCACCAAAGCCATTGACGAATCCAAAATCGGCTCCGCCGTTACAAAAGGCATCGAACAGATCACCACTGACCCCAGCTTCACCGCCAAAGTGATCAACCAGACTGACGTTGGCAAAAACGCCGCCGACGCAGTTTCTGGCGTCAAAGATGGATCTTTCTTCAAGAACCTCTTTGGCGGATCAAAAGACGATCTTGGATCCTCGCCCGAGACTGCCATCACTACAGTTTCAAAGAAACTAGTTGACAGCATCTTCGGCAAAATCACTTTCCATATCGCTGACGTTGCTTGCATCATCCTCGACGTCGCTGGTCTTTTAGCTGGTTCCGCTGACAAAACTTCAGTTGTTTTGCATTCAGTCAGTCTTACCGCCCGTATCATAAAAGCCATCCCGCAAGCCGCATCCATTTCCGGAGAAGTTCTCAAAAACTTCTTCTCGCAATACAAGAAATCCGTACTTAGCGGCTCTCACGACAACTCCGTTCTCCGATTTTTCAAATCTCTCTGGAAGAGCGTCCACGGAACTTTGCCCTCATCGAAAACCGTTAAAAACTTCTTCTCCACCTTCGGAAGTTTAGGCAAAAATCTTAGTGGTATGCTCCAGGGTCTCACCTCTCTTACAACCATTGGGACTTGGATCAAAGACTTCGCCACATCCGTCTACGTTTGGGTGGCCATGCGATGCACCAATCCCTTAACTCAACTTTCTTGGGTTAAAGGCCTTAAACCAACCGTTCAGCACATCGCAGGCCTCACTCTCGCCTATGAGCTTCTTAAGGATCCTTCTCGCCTTGTTTCATTCACAGGCCGTTCGGACCTTAATTTGGCCATTGAACGTATGAAATCCATAGAGACCCATCACCGATTACACAATCCTGACATCTCGTATCCACGCCACCTCTCCTGGATCTTGCAACAACTCGAAGAGGCAAAAAAGAACCTCGCCCTCGACACGTTATCTGACACTCAGATGATGCCTTACGCCCTTTACCTATATTCGGGCACTCAGCGAGGAAAGAGCTCCATTCTCCATGAGATCGCTTCTATCAACGCTACTACTACCCATCGACCGTCCGGTTTTTACACCGCTCCCGTTGATGCAAAACACCACGACAACTACACCGGCCAAGCCATGATTGCTATCGAGGAATACGCTCAGAATCCTGACTACCTCGCCAATCAGACAGCCCTTGTTTTCCAAGCGCTCACCACCGTTCGGCCCGTTTTATCAATGGCTGCCGTTGAAAAGAAATCCGGCGATGCCTCCAAACTTGATGCCAACCTCGTTGTTGCCACCAGCAACGTTTCCGCCCCCGATCCGGGCTGCGCCGAAAAAGACGCCTTTTACCGCCGTTGGGACGCCGTTTTCCTGGAATTCACAGACGACTTCTGCGTAAAAGTCCATGACCATTTTGCCCATGACGACAATGGCATGCGAATCCCCAATGGAGACGCCATCCGCCAATATCGCTCCCGAGGAGCCAACACATTCGAAATTCTAAATTTCAGATTCTACAAAATGGCCGACAATCCAACCATCGACCAATTGATGGCCATCCCGCCGCTGTCCTTCAACAAATTCCGCGCCGAGTTGGTCAGCCGCATCACCCAGCATGCAGCCATTAACCATGTTTATGACCACTCATGGACCAGCACTCTCAAATCAGCAGTCCTATCATCATCTGCTCCTCTCACTCCTCTTCTCAGAATGAAGAGCCTTTTCGTTTCCCCAAAAAGCCTACGGCTGGGAGACGTCTCTAAAGAGGTAGGCATCCAGACGCTGCAGTTCACCACTATCACCAACCGACTTCACATCAATTTTTCCGCCCCCGTCACTATCAAAGGCGTGATCATCAACACAATTGGCGAACCTCTCATTGAGTGCCACAACGTTTTTCCTACTAGCGTTCTTATCATTCGTTCTGTAACCAAATTCAACATGCAGTACGAGATCAGCATTCTCTTCAAAGATGAGCGCTTAGACACCCGCAACATCCACTTTGATGAACCGAGAAAATCGTGCACCAAGCACCCGCACTGTCCGGCATTCTCCGTTGACCCCAAGTGCGTCTCTGCCACAAAGCCGTTTCCACAAGGCCATTTCAATTACAGTGAGCTTATTATCAAAAGCTCCTATCGATTCTCCATGTTTCCTGATGTTACGACCGTATTGAGTGGCGCCAAATGCGATAAGATCACAGCTCTCGCGCTCAATCCTTTCTCAAGACGAAACATACTCGCAAAATGGTATGAACGTTCGGTGGAGCAATCATCAGCTATCACCCAGGATTGGATCTACTACTGTTACTTCCTTGCCACCGAGGAGTACGCAGCTCCTTTAGTTCCAACGACGTTCACTTTCTCTGCCTCTCTATCAAACGGCAGCGACACCAATTACGAAATCGTCAACCTCATGCCATTTCGAGACACCATTGAGGAAACCCACAGAGCCTGGACCGAAACTCTCACGACCGACAGTTTTCCTTTTTCAATTGGACAAATCGCCGAAGCCTGGACCGCCATTCCACCATTATTCTCCGAAGGAGAGTACACTCAGTGGCCAGCATCTTGGGCGAGCAAATATCTTGATTCACTCGATTGTGATTTTATCCGTCGTTGCGCCGTTCAACTGGCCTCGCGAGGAGAACCTTGGCCCGATCACACTGTTCTTGACTTGGAAAACCCCCTTTTCCATTGGCACAAGTTCACCCAAGTCAAGCCTTGCATTGACACCATCACTCGTGCCTTCAGCATCAGCGCCAGCAAGGCAGTCTTCACTCACAGCCAGCTTTCCACGCTCCATCGGATAGCTCAAGAGGACCCTGACCTCAAACCCAGCGACCTCCGTGTCGTTATGGGAAAAGTTAGAGCAGGTTTGGCAGTAACGCCGCATGATGCTTGGTCCGCATTGCAAACATACGGCTCTCGCAACTACGATTACAACAGCATTTCTCCCGATCACTTGAAACCTTACTTCAAATTTCATGTTGACAAAGACGTTTCCCCTCCTCGATACTATTTCACTCTCAAGGAGGGCACCACTGAACTAAGTTCACAGGCATCAGCCTTCGTAGCATCACCTGAGACATTCCAGCAAAACTGGATAGCCTCCTTCTACGCTACTGAAAAAGACGTCTTCTGGTCCTATACCGTTTCTACCAACAAAAAGGTCGGCCTAGCTATGTTCTCCGAATTCAAGAAAGGAGCGCGCGCCATCATCGACAAAATCGACCACCGCTTCCAAAGAGCTCTCAATTGGATCAACACTACCACCAAAGCCTACTTCACCAAGGCAAAAGACTGGATCATGAGCCACAAAGCTCTCTCAGCTATCTTTGTTCTTGCTCTTGTGGGCCTTTCTGGATTCGCAGTTTATAAGCTGATTAAGAAAATCACTTCTATCTTCGTTTCCTCCTCACCCATCAAGAAAGACAACGCTTGGAAAAACGTCATTCCTGTTCATGAGCTCAATCCACACAAGCCGTTTCTCGCAGAAGAAGCCCCCGTCAGCGCCGCACCTTGTATTTGGAACGACGCAGGAGATCTCTCCACCGCCG